CGTGGGCACTCATGTGCTCCAACCCCCAAGCGACGCTGGGCCAGCCCAAGGCCAGCGCCAGACGGAACGCTAGTCGTCGCTCGGGGTTTCGGCGAAATCCTCGGTGAGTTCTTCTACCTGGTCGTCCGACAGCCCGGACAGTCGCTGCGCGACCTCAAACACAACCTGCAAGGCCGACGCGCTCTTGCGACTCAGCTTGGCGATGTCTGCTTCCTCGAACATGCGGTTCCCTTGCGCGTCTACAATCGCCATCGCACAGGTGCGCACCTGAATCTCGGTGAGTTTGAGCGTGCGGCCACCGGCCCGCTGATCTACGATACTGGAGATCAGTTGCCCACGTTCGCGCGCCGTCAATGAGCGCACCATAACACTGCCGCCCCATTGCGGTACCTCCACGGTCTCAGTTTCTAGGTCTTGCGCTGCCAGAATCTGATCCTTGGTCAAGATAGCCATGCCGTTTTCTCCCTTGTCTTGTCCTTGCTGTATCGAATCTACACCAAAACTGGAACGCCTGAGGGCTTCAATGACACACTCGCCGTCATCTTGCCATCGTACGGCGCGCTCGGCTCGAACTTGGTAACGTAAGCGCTGAACGTCCACTCGGTGCTGGCAATATCGGGGAACCGCAGAATAAAGTCTACCAACTCCCGCGTTTTCAGTGCCATTGGCAATGTGACCACAACAATCTTTCCGTCTGCGGTGGCATCGGTGATGTTGCCGGTTACTGTGATGACTGTATTAGGGGCGCTGTAGACCGATGAATCTACTTCCCAACTGCCGTCATTGCCCGTGCTACCCTCGACCCTAAAATGCACCCCCGCCGTGAAAAGCAAATGATAATCACCCAGAACAGTGAACTTTTCGTCGGCTGTGCTGGCTACCAGGATAGACAGTCCCGCGCCCGTGCCCATTCTGTGCATCTGCGAAGCCGGATCGTAGTTGATGTCCAGCGTCACCTCGCCAGTGCGCAGAATGGTGGGCACTACTTCTTCCCAGCCGCCCGTCGAGTCGTGTGCCGTCACATCTTCCGTGTCCAAGGCCAGTGCTGGGCCGCCAATGCTCGTAACGTTGGCTACCAGGTTGAAGTTTGGGGAACTTGCCCCATCACCCAGTAATAATTCGGCCCCCAAACCCGCAATTCCTGCCATGTCAACCTCCTTATGGGGCCGTTACTGCGCCGGTAACCTTCAACGTTACGCTGGCCGTGAGCTTGCCGTCATACGGTGCACTCGGCTCGAACTTGGTAACATAGGCGCTGAATGTCCAGGCCCCCATCGGCCCCGCAATCGTCCATGCCGTCAACGTACGGTTGATGAGCATGTGCAGTAAACCCAGCGCCGTGTTTTTGTGCGTGGCCGCCGCTGGGTCATAATTGATGTCCAGCGATACTTCACCCGACCTGAGAATGGTGGGCACTACTTCTTCCCAGCCGCCCGTCGAGTCGTGTGCCGTCACATCTTCCGTGTCCAAGGCCAGCCCTGGCCCGCTGATGCTCGTGATGTTGGCAATCGCCGAGCCGCCAGCTCCCGTCAGTGTCGTTCCTCGCGCAGCCAATCCAGGCATAGTTCTCCTTTGCTAAACCGTATCCCATATGATGAAGTCGAGCGCGACCTGGTATACACCGGTATCCGGGTCCGATACATCGTACTGGTTCACTGGTAGCGCGTGCCGTGTGCCGGCTATAAGCCAAGCATCAAAAGTCGTCTGTACAGTGCGCGCGATTGCCAGGGCTGCTGCATTGGTCGTTGCCCAGCACGAGACCTGGAACCGCGCATGAATCAAGCCGTTATCGCCGTTGTGCCCATACTCGAATACTGTATCCACACGATGATAGGTAATTGCAGGCAGCACATACCCCTCTGGCAAACTGCTGCGATAGAGGCGTGGAGTGCCTGGGCCGCCAATGGCTACTATCGGGGAGAGTGCGTCATAGACGGCCTCTTCTAAACTCATTTAGACGCTGCCTCGATTGCATGGCTGAGTACAATCTTGATCTCAGCAATAGCCTTATTGATCTTTTCATCCCACGCCGGACGCAAATAAGGATGTGGTGGGATGGTAATATTTTGTTTTATGCCCTTTCCCCATGCGTTTTCCTGATGCACCACTCCGCCAAACTCTTGGATGGCGGCATATACCACATCGGTGCCAACTGCACACTCGGCGTAATCCTCTCGTTTTTCTAGCGCCTCGATGTGGATGCTGCGCTTGAGCGTGCCTGTGCGCTTTGGTGCCTTTCGCCCAGCTGCATTCTGTATCAACAATAAACCCGCAGTGAGGGCGGTTACAAGCACCTCGCCATTTGTTGCCTTGCTGACACGCCGAAGTTGTCTCTTGAACTCTCCTAGATTGACAATCTGGAACCTTACTGGTCCGCTCACGTAATTATCCTCGCGGCGAGTCTGGTCATAATCCCTTCGCCATCATAGGTGACAGCCTCAATATCATAGCATAGACCATCTATCACTGCGCGCATCTTTGGCAGGATCGTCGTGTAGCGTCCAGCCAACGCAATAGTGTGCGTTGTGGTCGAGTAGATCATGTCCTGTGTACGCCGTCCTCCACCACCAGCCGCAGCCACACGACAGGGTAGGTCGGTCAAGCCTACCACCGCCGCCCACGGCGCAGCAATCACATCACCCTTGACGTTGGTGTTGGCTGGTTCCTCAATCGTGCAGAGCGATGGATAGAGAGCCGCCGTCTCTGTCAGCCAACGCGGGCTTACCAACACACTCATGGGATTGCATCCCTCAACGCCTGGTTGTACAACCGCTCACGTGCAGCAAAGTCGGTTGTCACCATCTCCGCCCAGTCAAAACTACCTGTTGCAGCTGCAACGTTCAACTCGGCCTGCTCACGTAACAGCTTAGCACGAGCAATCAGCGCCGCCGAGACTCTGTCGCCGCTTGTGCTCACGTCCAGCAGACTCATCACCTTCAACACTAACACCTGATCGGAAGCGATGGTTTCCAGCGCCAGCGCCGTCGCAGTGCGGATGTCGCCTTCCAACGTGAGGAACGCTTGCAGTTCATCGTCCTCAAAGATATGGCCGGGCGTCACCCGATCCGGCAGCAATAAACGCATCTGTCCGATACTGGTCGTCAGCGTATAGGTAAAAGCCATGTTTGCTCCTATCGGCCTGTCGGTTGTTTCCTTCCGACAGGCCGATTCTTACATTGATACGTGTTACCCAGCCTGCGCGTAGGCATAGCGCGGGTCGAGTACCGATCCACCCAGGCAGTGCCGTACACGCCACAGGATGTCATCGGTGTCAAAGTCGCCACCGAACGGGTCGAGGCTCATGCCCCCCACAGATACCTTGTTGCTCGCCTTCATGCAGATTTCCGGGGTCTCATGGCCCCGCAGGAAATCGAGTTGGCCCCATTTGCCGTCGGCCATGTCTGCGAATAGATACCAGGTGTCGTTGACGTTGCCGCCCACATCAATCGCCGGCAACATCGGGTCAACATGCAGTTGCAAGCCCATCTGCGGGATGACGTTCGACAATGGAGTGCCTGCATTCTGCATCACCAGCGTGCTGGTCAGAATGGCCCGCGCTGTGAACTCCAACATCGGCGGGACCACCAGATGCGTCGCGCGGATGCCAAGAGGACGCCCCTGTACATCGACCTGTGAGGCCATCAACTGCATCGTGGTCTGAAGGTTGGCCACAGTCAGCGGCAGCACCCCCAGATTGGTGACGTTCGCGCTGTCAGCAGCATCCACGACCGGAGCGCCGAACAGCGTAGCGGAAGGCCCAGCAGCCCCAGCATAGAGGCTGGTCGCCAGCCACGCCTCGGTATAGGCCGCAGCATTGGCGAAGCGTACAGCCATGTCGTTGAACGCGCCAAGCGCGTCGTTGATGACGGCCTCCCAAGAGATGTCAAACTTGCGACCGCGTTTGTACAGCCGCCGATTGTAGTGCCCATCCGCCATCGGTGTAACCGGATACTCCGACTTTTCTGGTACCAAGCCCAGCAGTTGCTGGTTGCCGGATACCTTCTCGTATTCGGCCACACGGAAATCGTTCAGCGTTCCTACCGGCACATAGGCTCGCCACGGCGAGGGCGCTGCCCTGTACAGCGCCAACAACTGACGATCCAGCACCGTACCGAACAGATTCGGGAAATCACTGGTGGTGATAGCCTCTTGCATCAGGTAACGCTGGCGGTGCATGGGCATGTTCTTGGCGTTCGAGATCAGTTCCAGCGTGCGAGCCAAGGCCGCTTCGCTGAATGTCGCGTCCGAGAGCGGCTTGTAGCCGTCCCAGCCTTCCATCAGAGCCATAAACTCGGGCATGTGATATTCTCCTTGTGTAAATCAAAACTACTGGACGCTCTGCTTACGCAGACCGAACGCCGCGAACATGAACGATACACGCAATGTTGGTTGCCTTGGTCGCCGTAACCTTCAGGACGGTTCCGGCCGTCACCAAGCAGGCCGTTGAATCCAGCGTGGCCGGTCGAATCAGGCCGTTGACGACGTTGGTCTTAGGCACCGCCCCAGAGAGTGAGGCCGCCACGTTCTTGAGGTTGATGGTGTCGTCCGTATTGTGGGCCGCTGCACCGGTGTTCTGAATCCACCAGTCGGTGATGAGCGTCTTGTGCGTGAGCGTGATCGAGTAATCAGTCGGCGCGCCCACATCAGGGATGGTGAAGCGGTGGTAGACCGGAATGGAGCCGATGACGTTTTCGGTCGCATTCAAGGCTACCGATGTGCCAGTCAGAGTGGCCAACGCGATCTTGGCCTCCGGCCAGATATTGTCTGCGAACAGCGCCCGCGTGTCGGCATCCGCCTGGAAGGCCCCATCTAGAATGGCCTGCAACAGCACCGCATTGGTGATGCCGTTGGCTGCAAGAGTGAGCAGCAGGTTGGCCTCGTTGAGGCAGTTGGCATCGAACTTGGTCAGCACCGTGGCTGCATCGAAGTAGTCCGCCGCCATCTTGGCCCGACCGTTGGCATCGGCGGAAAGTAGGCCCGCAGCGAGATGGGCCGTACCGATAGTGCCCGCGCCCAAGGTGCCCGCGCCAGGCGTCGTCATGTGCATCACGTTGATGGTCACCGTGGTGCCGATAGGCACGACCTCAAGCGCCACGCCAAAGAAGTAACCGGTCGCAATGTTGCTCACTACCGTGCCCGCTGCGTTGATGAACAGCGTATCGCCAGGATTGACCTGCGCGCCGCCCGTGGCCGCAACCGGAATGTCCCAAATGCCGGGGCCAAAGTCAACCACGGTTTGCAGCGTGGTCGCATCGAGCAACCCCAACGCGATACCCGTCAAGTTACCATACAGCACCGGGCAGCCTGAGGTGGGCACCGCCGGTGTGGTCAGCGTGACCGGGAATTGAAAGCCCGGCTTCATAACCCCATTATTAGCCATCGTCTTGGTCTCCTTTACATAAGAACGTGAACACTACTCGTTCCTAGTGACGCCCACGAGCCGCCGTCTCGGCCTGCTCATCGGTCAAGCCCATGCGCTTGAACGCCTCGACCAGGGCCGCATGGGAATCTCCGGTTCCACCGGACGTACCGCCCATACCTGTGATTTTGCCTGAACTGCGCACTTCGTTGATGTACGCGAGCTCTGCCTGCGCCGCTGTCTTGACCTGTTCGCGGTAGGCAGCCTCATCAAGAGTGCCGTCTTCGCCTCTAACAGGCATCGCTTCCTGCATCTTCATCAGCTTTTGGCGCGTCGGTGTCGGCATCTCAATCTCAGCCAACACCTGGCTAGCCACTTCCTGTGCCTGACGCAACAGCACCGCTTCTCGCAGACTAGCGATGAGCGCGTCTTTTTCTGTCAACTGCGCCGTCAATGCTTCGTTCATCTCTCGTAACGTCTTAGCTTCCTCTTCAGTCACTTGGTCGTCTCCTTTCGCCAGGGGCCTCCCAGCTGCCTCAAACAATTCTAGAATCTTGCCTCCGGCCCCTGCTGCCGTGACAAAGTCCACGCTGCGCGCCGAGGCCAGCTCAGAGATTACATTCCCTTTTCGCCCATCTGCTTCCCCTTCTCGTGCTTTCCCATAGGCACGAATCGACATGCCGATATAGGGAGCCAAATCAGCAACGGTGCTGCGATACTGCTCTGCTACACGCGCCTGGCTGTATAATCCGGGGCCTGCTGGCCCGTTGGCATCCCAGTGCGCGTCCTCGGTTAGCACCCCCGCCAGGTCGCGCAGGTCGCGTTCTGGGCGGTCACGTTCTTCACTGGCTGATGGATGGTTCCAGTAGGAATGCAGGCCCTTTGTAAATACTTTCGGCCCGTCGCGCTCTAGCACATCAGCCGGATAAAATCCAGAACTGCCCCAGCCAGGGGCAATGATCTTGATGGGAATCGTGCCGTCAGCTCGCACGGCCTTTTCAACCAGCGGGATGAGCTCACCGCGAATGTCCAGATCGTGTGACTCTTGTTCTGCCGTATAGGGAATTGTATTTTCGCTCACGTTCAATCCTCCGCACCTACGCGCCGCATCATCAAATCGCAACGGCAATATGGATGGGCCAAGGGTCTCTGATGCCCGCTCGGAAAAGCGGAATCAAAAGGAATCCAGCCCGCAGCCTCATTACTCTTGCAAGCGTCGCTCACGCGATCATCACCAAAAGTCTCCCACGCCTTTTCCATTTGCAGACCGGCATCTTTCAGCCCTTGACCCACCATGTAGCTTCCATGACTGTAGGCTTGACCGATTTCGGTTACCGCAATCCCGTGCGCCCTTGAGTCGATATGCAACTGTGGCCGGCCAACGGCGAACTCCTTGTATCTGGCGGTGATCTTCTTAGCCATTGTATCATAAGACCAGCCTTCAGACACCCCCTGACTTATCAGCGTGCGGATATATTCCCGCGTAGTTTCGTCGATGTTCGCTACTAGATTCGCGCCCACCTGGTCAATGTAGGCCACAGCACGAGGATTCTTCAAGTCAAAGCGAATGCCGAGCAAGATGGCGATTACATCCTCAATCAACCCCGCCTCAGTCATCCCCGCAGGTAGCCCTGATTCAGCCGCTGCGTTCTTGATGCCCGCCGTGATGGCCGCACGTACCGCTTCTAGCTCGGCCTGCATGAACAGCTCTTTTGTTTCCAGCATTGCCATGTCTAGATGCCGTACCCAGTCCTCATCAGTGAGCATCCCTGGCAGCCGAGGCGCAACGGCGACAAAGCGCTTCAAGAAGGCCCGACGCTGAGCCAGAAAAGCCTTCGCTACCCGCTGCTGCATACGGCGCTCAATGGGCTGCAATGCCTCATCGCGCATCGGCTTGCGCGAAGCTTCTAGCACTCGATCAATCGCAGCTATGAGCGAAGCAACATCAGGCATCTTTGACCATCCCAACCAACATAGCACGAACCTCTCGCAACGCCGCCGCGAACTCGGTCACTGTAGGCGGGGCAGCGACAGGCTCAGTACTAGCAGGCTCCGATCCATCCTCAGGGTATAGTTCGTCTAACAGCGAGTCCACATCATCGACGTTCAGCGCCTGCAACAATAACTTGCTCACAGTCCTGGGCGCAATCACTTTTGCTTGTGGCTGACCGTTCATCGTGGCCGCCGTTACAATCGACGACACCAACGCCGGGGTGTCATGCTCAAGAATGCTTGGCCAGTCCACTGTCACCGTCGCGTCTCTCGGTTCGCCGGTCTCAGGATCAAGGGCCAACTCTACCCGTGGCGTGCCGTCATCCTCGAAATAGACTGTCCCTTTCAGCGTCCCCGCCCTTACCGCCTGCTCAATGACGTAGGTGCAAATGGCCACATGCACATCGCCCCAGAACGTTTGACGTTCGCGCATTCTCAGCTCAGTAGGCCGATCCAAGCTTTTGGCCGTGGCTAGATTGCCCACGGACACGTCGCCGAAAAACGATTCGGGCAACCCCACCGCCGCGGCCACCATCAACAACAGTCTACGGCCATCTTCCATGCTGACGTTTGCTCCGCCAATGCGCATGGGCGAAATATCCACTCCGGGTCCGGCAATGAACGTGCTCCCCGTCACCGGCGGGGGGTTCGTCTCTCCATAATAGCCATTGTTGTTGCCTACTGTCGTGCCCAGCTTCGTCTTAGCGCCAGGTACCTGTTTGTTGCTGGGCAGCGACAACTTATGCGCGAACCTTGAGTAGGCCCGCGATAGCGTGGCCCAATCCTCTAGGAACATCTTATAGGCCTTGGCCCAGTCCAACGCAGGGTATACCTCAGAAACCCCAAAGCGCATGTCGCCCAGCCCCCCGCTCTTAATGTGATAGACCGGGTGATCCCAGTCTACCGGGTAGCCGCGCACCATATCTGGCTTCGTCTTTTCGGTATAGTGCCAATCGGCATAGGCTGTCTTACGCAACTCTATCGCGCCATCAACGCTAACCTGTGACCAGCTCCGCAGATAGAACCACGGTTCCTTGTCATCCTCTGGGTTGCACACAATCTCGTCTACCTGGTCAACCGGTAGTGTCCGCACTCGCACTCGGCCCATTGCACCGTCCACAAAGAAGATAAAGAACACGTTGCCGAACAGTCGCAGATCGACTTCCTTGAGTTGCCGTGACTGGTGGCTGGTAAACTCGGCCTGGTTCTTGCTGTCATCCAGGAACGCCTGAATCACATCATTGACTTCTGGGTCTGCGGCCCGAATGGTCATCCCCTGACCATAGACGTACATCTTCTGCGTGTCCACAGCACTACGAATCAGCGGGTTCTTGAGCCAATTGAGGCGGGCCAGACGGTTGATTTGCTTGAGCGCGTCCCGTGAGAACTCTATGCCGTCCATCTCGCCGATGGCCTGCCACCCCTGGCTATCTTGAGCCAGAGTGAGCTGCAACTCGGCGATATTCTCTTTGAGCAGTTCTACATCCTCATAGATACCAATCGGTGCAGGCGCTACTTCCTGCACCTGTACCTGCATCGCCGGGCGTCTGCTTCTATAGGATCGGCTCATTGCTACCCCTTAAAAGGCGCTTATCTCTACTCGGTCAGAGAGTTCGACAGTGCCGTGATAGTCCTCTTCTACCGGTATCATATCACTTTCCAGCGCGTAGCGTGCGGCGTCAATCAGGTGATTGTTCCGATCCACTGGAATAGGAAGTTGACGCCCGCCGGCATCCTCTTTCCAGTGATATTGCCGCAACTCATTTTGCGTGTTGACGCATTCTGCATCTACCACAATTGTCTGCTGTTGCAGCCACTGAATCCCGAACAACACACTGTCCTTGCCCTTAACAGCAGGCCATGTAGAGATACCGCGCATCTGTAGCTCCGCGATAGACTTTGGCTCCGCGCTGTCGCACACTACAATCTGCGCCCCAATCTTGCCCTTGACGCGCTCGGACAGCACGTCATTCAGCAACCCCGTCTCGTACAGCTCGTCATAGACATAAAGCGTCCGATGCGCCGCATCGTAGTGGCTCACCCACAGCGCAGCGGGGTCACTGGAATAGCCAAAGTCCAGCCCGTTGCGCGGGTTCGTGAACTGCCCAGCCATACTACTCAGATCTTCAACCCGCCAATTCGTAAAGATCACGTGGCCCAATACGCCCCAGTTGCCCAGCGTGTAGACGTCGCGGAAATACTTGTCTTTTTCGCCTTCGAGCCCTGCGATGTCCTCTTTCGTTAAAAACCGATTGTCCTTGTACGTCGTCTTTAGGATGCTGAGCCCCTCGCCGTGATACTCGGTCTGTGTATCTGCCCAGCCTACAGACTTGAAATATTCCTCGAATATCCAGTGCGTCTGCAGAATCGGGTTAAAGCTCATCACCAAGCGCTTGGGC